TCGGCTACATCTTCGAATTCTCTAACGACAAGTTCGAATTCTCTAACGACAAGTTAGACGAACTTAAAAAGAAACGAGATGACGATTCAGAATTGTAAAACTCTTCACTAATACACAACCCACAGTTAAACTCGAAAGCTGCTATAAATGAAAACAACTATCATAGAAACTCTACTCATACTCTTAGTCTGTATCTCAGGGGGAATACTGTTCTCTCTAAATAAAACTACTAGCAATACAAACGCTCTACAAAAATACGTTCAAACATACTGCAAACCCACTAAAGGCTGGCTATACAGCACACGCTCTATGCCACCTCATAAACAAATGTACTCCGCTAACAAATACGTCACACTATGCTCCGGCATATTAATGTCTCACCCAGAAGTCTTTGTCAACTAACTCGCTCCCTCATCGATACTGCCCCACCATCATAACGCCCTCCCTTCGTCTTCGTCACCTCTAACAACGCTTTGAACTAACTTTCCCCGGGCCCAGAGTCTAAAAAAATAGCAAACAGAAACGGAATAAATAATATGCACAGCTTACAAACATACGTCACCGTAAATAGCGACTCTTCTCTAACCATCTCAATGTCAGCTGTCTCACACATCATAGAAAACAAAAACAAACACCCAGATGATGATGACGTCAACGTCAACGGCACAACCTGGATTCACTTCCACAGCGGAAAGAGTGTACACGTTAGAGAACACTTCGAAGATATCAACAAAGACCTCGAAGACTTCTACCTCTCTTCTTCTCTATAACTAACCAAAAACGTGATTCAACGTTATAACCACTCGTCACGTCCTCGTCACAGCTGCAAACGCTTTAATCAACTCTTGCGTAGATCTAGTCGCGACTTTTTAATTAACTCTACAATAATACCCGATGTGTAACTCTGCTCTCTCACCTATTATAATATATCACAACCACCATCCAAAGGATTTACATAATGAATAATCTAATCAATATCAAACAATGGAATAAACTCATCAACGCTGTTTCAAAAAACCGCATAGACACTAAACAACCTACAGATACAATGTACGTAGGGTCTGAAAAGATTGATAGCAATAAAACTAACAATACTCGCTACTTCTGCTACGATAACTACGATCGTCACAACGTCCCGGGTTTCGACCTCATCATTAAAAATAACTCTTTAATGGGCACACTCACAGTCTATAACGGCAGTGAACAAGCAAGAGCTCCCATCACCTTTGACGAGGGTTTAAACATTGCCCAAAACTTCTTTAACGAAGAAGGATACGATATGTCAGAAGAGATCGTGTGTGATTGGGTTATAAATAACAACGTTAGCTCTTTCTAATCAGGCCACTCTGTCTCACGTAGCACAGCTTCTTGACTACTTTCCCCGGGACAGAATTGAAAAAAATGTAAATGATAATGATTATCAAAATCAGCGCGCTTCCCTAGCTTGGTCGTGTAGGGTAGGTATGGTGAGTCATAATAGAATCACGACGTTGACGCTGTTTTGGTTTTTTTTGTTTTTGGGTGTTTACTATGGGTCGAGGTGAGAAGTGTTAACAGAAGATCTTTTCGGCCACTTGTTGTTTATTGTGGAGTTAATGTTTATATATTGTGGAGTGAAGAGGAGAGAAGAGATGGTAAGAGAAGTAGTAGTAGCAGTAGTAGTAGGTTTGAGTAGTGTGTTGTTAGTATATGGTGTGATGTGGTTGATGGCGTTTGGTTCGAGGCCGAGTGTGAGGGTGAGGAAAGAGATTAGGGAGCTTTTGAAGAGGAGAGAAGAGTGTGAGAGGAGGGGGGAGGTGAGGGAGTCTAATGAGTTAGGTTTTGAGATTAGGCGACTTGAGAAGAAGTTAGAAGAGGTAGATATTTGAAGAGTGTAGAGAATTATTTATAAGAGGAGATGTGATGGGAAGATATACAGTTAATGATAATCGGAGTATGCAGTGTAATCCTAACAATGAAAGATATTATTCATCGAGAGGGTATAGTGATGATGATGATTATGAAGACGATGAAGACGATGGCTACGAATTTGATTTAATAGCTTTTAATGAAAGAAAAAGTAGAGAGGACATTGAGATTGAGTGTAGAGTTGATGATAGTTGTTTTGAATTATTTGGGAAGAAAGCTTTAGTTAGGCGTGCGGGAGATAGAAGTTTTTCTATGCGTAGAATGTGTGAGTATATGTTAAGAGAGAGAGGTAGTGTAGAGAGGAGTAGGGGAGTAACAGTTAGGTTTGAAAGTGTTAGAGAGTTTTTTGGAGACAGCTTTGAAGATTTAAGTGTTAGAGAGGTTGTAGAAGTTGGTAGAAAGAATGATTTGTTGTATGTGTATTTTCAGGATGTATATGTCAGTGAGAGTTATATAGTATTTTTTGTAGACATGTATGAGCAGGGTTATTGGAGAAGTGGTGGGATAGGAGAGGGGAGGAGTTGGAGTTTTTTATCTACGTCGTATGATTCATTAGTTGATAGCGTTCCTGATGTTGTGTATGAGAACTTTGAAGATGTGTTTGAAAGAATCATAGGAAAGTGACTAGTAGGCATTTTAAAGTTGGAGATATCTTAGCGAGAGATAATGAGTATTATGGATTAATAGTTTCAGAGCGTTGTGACAATTTAAATTCTATTTATTTATTGGTTTTAAATAAGAGTAGTCATGTTAGGCAGTTGAATATATTATATTCAGAGTGGAATGATTATGTTTATAGGGTTATTAACGTGTAAGTTAGATTTTGATTGTATTATAATATTATATAAGGAGGATATATGATAAAGAGAAAGAAACGATCTGATAGGAATCATATAATCTACAGGCTCACGAATGATGAGACAGGTAACGAGTATATTGGTATTACTGTGCAAAGAGATCAAAAAGTTATTGGTAGTGTGAAGTTACGTTTTAAGCAGCATATATCCCGTTGTAAGACATCTGGTAAGAAGTGGTTGTTATATCAGGAAATGAGAAGATATGGTTATGAGAACTTTAGATATGAAGTAATAGAAGTTGTACGTGGTAAGAAACAAACTCATCAAAGAGAAATAGAATATATTAATGTGTATAATCCTCAACTCAACACTAAGAAACAAACAAATAAAAGGGTAGTATAATGAGCAGCATAAATTTTGTACCAGCGCAAACTAAAACACGTTATCAGCGAACATCTTATATGAGTCATAGTATGGAAGGTATCTGTGATTTTGAAGTACATGGAGGAGATTATTCTGAAGGTGTTGAGGTTTTTCATGAATCTTATATTGCTGCGCGTAAGGAGATGTTTGAAGATATGGGGTGGGGAGAGTGGAGTGAAGAGGGTGATATGGGTTATCAGAATTATCTACGTGTTTTAGAGAGTGGAGATTATGAACTGGGATATTATGAGAATGAATTCTTTTACAGGGAGTCAGCGCAGGTTAAGTGTTGTGATGCTTGGTTGAGTTTAGGTAAGTTTACTAATACTTGCAGCGTGTGTGGTGCTGATTATAATGGAAGTGGGCAGCTCTTATCTTCACGTTCTCAATGGGGTGAAGAGACAGGTGAGCATTGGTCTGAGTGTTATTGATTTAGAAAGGTTTATTGTGAAGTTATTTGTTTTATTATCAGCAGCGATTTTCTTTTGTGGGTGTACAACTTCAGAGGAGAGGATCAAGCATAAACAGAAGTATAACAAGAGGAAAGAAAGTATATACAAAGTACATTGTGAAATGCCCGGTAGTAGAGAAGTAAAGAGTTATGACATTAACTTTGATAATATGGTATCACCTTCAAATCATAGAGGTGGTATCTGGAGTTTTAAAACTTTAGACGGGAGACTAGTAAGATCTAGTATTTGTCATGTTGAAGAATAGAGGATTGTTTATGAAGAAGATTATAGTATTAGTAGTTTCAGCGATTATATTATCAGCGTCAGTAGTGAGAGCTGAGCCTAAAGAGTTATCTGGACCTAGATTGGGGTTTACGTATATTACCCCTGGGGAGATAACGAAGGAGATTGATGGAAGTTTTATAACGCAGTATGGTTGGCAATTTGAAACAAGATTTGTTTCTGGAGAGGAGTTGGCTGGCTTAGTAGAGTGGGTGCTTTTAGCGGGTGGTATAGAGAAGGGATATGTATTACCATCAATAACTTCCATAATTGGTTTAAGAACGAAGAGTGGTTTTGAGTTAGGTGTTGGACCTAATCTATCTTTAACGGGTGTTGGTTTAGTTGTTGCTGTTGGGTATAGCTTTAGTGTAGGAGATTTGAATCTACCTTTGAACTTATCTTGGGTACCTTCAAATCAAATTAGAGATGATTATCATAGGGATCTCCGACATACTGGACATAGATTATCTTTGACTTTTGGGTTTAATATGTGATATAATATTAATGTGTAAATAAGATTATATTTGGTGTATAATATATCATAAGGTAACAAACAAACAAACAAATAATCATTTAAAAGGAAAATATAATGTCTGTATTAGAGTTGATCGAGATGTTGAGTAAGTATGATGAGACTGCTGAAGTCTTTGTTGAGTTAAATCATGATGAGATAGTTAAGTTAAATAAGATGCCGATTGAAGCGGAGATGACTGTTGGTGGGAATGTTATCGCTTTTGAAGAAGATGAGGATACAAAGAGTGTAGTTGTTATATGTGTGTAAATAAGATTAACTTCATATTATAATATATTATAAGGAATCAATCAATCAATCAATTATTCAATCAAAAGGAAAAATAATATGGATAAAGTAATTCGTGAATTAAACGAAGTAATATGTCAAGAGTATACAATCACGTTAGACTGTGATCGAGAGTTGTTCTTGGACAGGTATGAAGAAGGCGAGATGCAGTCTGAAGAGTATGATGAACTTTTTTATTGTGTCGATCGAGAATCAACAGTAGGTGATCTTAAAGACAATCTCAAAGAGATGATTGAAGACTTTTTAAAGATTCATACACAGTATGATACTCTTGAAGAATGTATGAAAGACAATTTTAATGATTCAGATTACGATTTTATTGTTTTACAACAAGTAAATAGAAACTATGAAGAACCGACAATCGGTGATATAGAATTATGGAAGATTGGTGAAGAAATTCTTTTCAACCAATATACGAGAATTGGTATAAAGATTAATAACAGACAGATTGATTTAGATCTAGTCTTAGCTTTACTTGACGTTAAAGAGGAAAGATAAAATGAACTTTGTAAAATTTGAAGTAACAGGTAAACGTAGAGATGGTTCTAGGTTTAAGAAGATGACGTTTTCAAGTTTCAATGCTGCAGCGATGATTAATCTTTATCAGGGTTCTATCTGGGGTGTTCAAGAAAATGGTAAGCGTAGTTTGTTAAGAAGAGTATACAATTAAGTAACAGTGATTTCTCTTTTACAGCAGCAAACATAATTCATATTTGAAGGGATAAGATATGAAGTTTTATGCATACAAGTCATCAGACAGTGGTCAAGAACCGATTGGTAAGAATGGAAGAATACTATTTAAAAGTGATACTGCTGAAGATGCAATTAAGCATACAGAAAGTATTCTTGGTAATAGATATATGCTTTTTAGTTATACTACTATTTACAACAACAGAAAAAAGTACAAGCTTGTAATGGCTAATGTTTAAAATATTTATTTTCAAATGTTGGAGATATGAAAGGGTAAAACATGTTTCATTTTTCAGAACAGTGGCGAGATAGTAGGATGAGGAAACAGTTAGTGGATCCAGCATCCAAGTATGTTGGTAAGACGAAGATAGTGCATAGGAGTGAAGAGTATATATCTAAGAAGAATAGTGGTATGTATCATTGTAGGTTAGTAAGAACGTGTAAGGGAGTGGATGAGATAGAGAATTATACTAACACTTGGGAAGACGTTCATGGTAGTTCTGGTCATTATGCATATCACTATTTTGATGGTGGAGATGGGATTTGGAGAACAGACTTTGTTAAGTTAACGTTTAGGGTTCCAGGTAATCCTTAAGTGTAAATAAGATTTATTTTATATTATAATATACCATAAGGTACATTCAATCATTCAATCAAAAAGGATATAATATATGAATCCAACAATCCAAAAACTAAACGCCGCAATATGTGAAGACTATACTGTAAGTATCGTTTGTGACAG